GCTTCGCGTTTTTGCCTCATCAAGGGTTTCAAAGCAACCACGAACTTTTACACCGCGAATAGATGTAATACCTTTATTATCGGCATGATATTTAGATTCAAGGTCAGGCCCATGTACGGATTTAAAGAACTTATATTGCTCATCCATTTCTTTTGCATCAAAGATATATTTATGATTATCACTAATACTATCAATAACATTTTTTGAATCAGGATATTTTTCTTTAATAGAATCAAAGATTTCCTTAACATTATTAGAAAAACTTTCCATGAATTTACTAAAAAATAGAGCCTCCTTGTTAATAATAACATCTTCGGGGCTTACAAATGAAAGTAATACATATTTTTGTCCTCTAATAGGTTTGTCTTCATCCAAATGGTCTTCTACTCTTGGGTCTACAAGATCAATGTTTTTGTCAGTTACTGTCGCCATATTCTTATGATATTTTATATATTTATAATCTTATATATTTTTAAAAAAAATATAAGAATAATAAGTAGAAAAATGGAATATAAATTTGATTATTCGGAGGCAGGATCGCGATTGATGAAATATTTATTTGAAGGCTTAGTTGTAGCATTTATAGCGCTAATATTACCTAAAAATAAGCTTGAATGGAATGAAATATGGCTTTTAGCATTAACAGCCGCATGTACTTTTTCAATATTAGATTTATTATCCCCTATTATATCAAATAGTGCTAGACAAGGAGTTGGTCTAGGAGCGGGTTTTAGTTTGATTGGTTTTCCTGTTGGATTTTAGAGAGATGGTATAATTTGATAGTTTAGATCAATACAAATCTTCTTCCATATTTGGTCTTGAACATACAATTTTTCTCTGCTTTTTAAAAGAGGAAAATATTTCAGATATTCATCAAGACCTAATATTTGAAAAAACTTATAAAGAACATAGCTATAAGATAAGAAATTCTTTCTATCCTTTGGACAATGTTTCAAAAAAGGAGCTTGAATATTTCTAAACATATTACATAATTTTTCTTCTAATTCCGGGCTAAATTGCGGAGTAGGGATACCATTGATTCTATTTATAATATAATTAATATGTTCATAATACTTATTGATGCGTAATCTTTTAAGAATATCGCGCATTTTAGAATATGTAATTGCTTTAAGATCGAGTATTTTTTCTTTTTTAATTTCCGCTAAAATCTTCTCAAATATTTCGTCTGGAATATCAGTGCTCTCTTTCCCCTGAACTTGGTTACACCATTCCCTAAAATGATTTATCCGCTTATAGCAAAAATGGGAAGTATCCTTGGTATTTTGTTTAAGTATAGGTCTATTTTGCTCAACTAACAATAATTCTTGATATCCACATGTATTACATATCATTATTGCGTCTTGTTGCAAACAAATCATTTTACTTTTACAATCCTTACATATTTCTATATTATCATCTTCAACATTTCTAACATATTTTTTATTTATTATAGACATATATTTATCAACCAAAGTACTTTTATCATCAACTAAATCTTCACTATCACTAATATCACTAATATCACTATCTTTAATATTATTATTTTGTTCTTGATTAGATATATTATTTAAAGCGTCTAATACATTTATAGTGTTCTGCACATAGTTAGACTTTTTATTTTTTGTTTCATTTTTATATATTTTTCTTCCTTGTTTTATTGGCATATCTATCGAAGACTTAATTATATTCGTTGTAGAAACAAGAGCATTATTAATATGAGATTGGTTATCAACAGTATCATAATATTGGAATAAAATATAGCTAGTATTTTTATAATATTCTATTTCATCATAATTATTATTAAGCTCTTTGATTTTATGTTTTGTTTCTATGATTTTTTCGCGCAAATCAACGTTACTTGTCCATAATAAATTTATAGTATCTTTATCGTTATTATCATTATTTAATTGGTGAAATATTATATTTGAACTTTGCTCATATTTATTTAACATTGTATTATGATATTGTAAATCCTTATCCGTTTGTTCAAATTTTTTTATCATATTATTATGCATTGCATCAAGAGTATAGGTTTCTTTTGTATCAACATTTATCTTTTTTTTTGATGATTTTTCTTTGAACATCATATATAATAAAATTATCACAATTAGTTTTATATGTATTATAATAGAAATATTCGCGTGGTGAATTATATTTTTTTCTCCACTTATAGTATAAAGAATATAGCGTAAATGGGTGGTGGTCTTCTTCAACTAGTAGCTTATGGTGCTCAGGATGTTTATTTAACTGGTAATCCTCAAATTACCTTTTTCAAAGTTGTATATCGTCGTCATACTAACTTCGCTATTGAAGCTATCCAACAAACCTTCAATGGAAACCCAGGATACGGGAACACTGTAAATTGTCAAATATCCCGTAACGGTGATTTAATCAACCGCATGTATCTCCAAGTAGAAGTACCGGCGATAACTGGTACTGACGAAAGTTATGTTAACTATTTAGGTCTTCGCTTATTAAAATCTGTTGTTATTGAAATTGGCGGTCAACAAATAGATAAACACTATTCGGATTGGATGTATATTTGGAACGAATTATCTTTACCTGTTGGAAAACGTCACGCTTATGATAAAATGGTTGGGGGTAATGCTGCAGAAACATCTGTTGCTTCAACTACTTTATATGTTCCCTTAGAATTCTGGTTCTGTCGCAATGTAGGTTTAGCTCTTCCATTAATTGCTCTCCAATATCACGAAGTTAAAGTAAAGATTGAATTTGATACTAAACATAATTGTACTGTTCAAACTGCCGCGGGCACACAAGGACCAGCGAACTCGGCAAATGTTCTCGATCTTAAAGATATATCATTATGGGTTGATTACATCTTCCTTGATACAGATGAACGCAGACGTTTTGCTCAATTATCTCATGAATATTTAATTGAACAATTACAATTCACCGGTACTGAAACTCTTGGCACTGGCAGCACCCGTGTCAAACTCAACTTCAACCACCCATGTAAAGAATTAGTATGGGTTGCTAAATTAAGAAACCCTACTTCTCGTAATGCAAGATGGTATGATTATACTGACATGGACCCAAATGATGATATTCTCGGTGTTGGAACACCCTCTCGTGCTAAAAATCCATTCGAAGATGCAATTTTACAATTAAATGGCAACGATCGTTTCGCAGTCCGCAAAGGTTCTTATTTCAATTTAGTACAACCTTATCAACATCATACCAATGTATCTGCCAATCCAGGTATCAATGTTTATTCATTTGCTCTTAAACCCGAAGATCATCAACCAAGTGGCACCCTCAATATGTCTCGTATTGATACAGCCACTCTCATGGTTAATACTGTTTCGCAGAAACAAACAAATGTAGACAGAGGTTCAAATACCGATGCTGATTACAGTGGTATCAATATATATGCTGTAAACTATAATGTTCTCCGCATATTATCTGGTATGGGTGGTCTTGCTTATTCCAACTAAATTATTAAAATATGTCGTATTATTTTTCAATATATTATAACAATAATAATGTAATGTCTTTTGTGTAATATTACACTTTTTTTTTTCTCCTCTAATAGTATAAAGAATATAGCGTAAATGGGTGGTGGTCTTCTTCAACTAGTAGCTTATGGTGCTCAGGATGTTTATTTAACTGGTAATCCTCAAATTACCTTTTTCAAAGTTGTATATCGTCGTCATACTAACTTCGCTATTGAAGCTATCCAACAAACCTTTAATGGAAATCCAGGTTACGGAAATCGCGTTACATGCCAAATCTCCCGTAATGGCGATTTAATACATCGCATGTATTTAACAGTTGATATGTCGGAAGAAACCTCCAAGGTATGTCCTTATTTTGGCTTACGTCTCATTGATTACGTGGAGCTTGAAATCGGTGGCCAAAAGATTGACAAACAATACTCTCATTGGATGTACATATGGAATGAATTATCTTTACCTTATTCGAAACGCGAAGGTTACAAAAAAATGGTTGGTGGCGATGGTGATGTATTAAAATATACTTCCAATGATCAATTATATATACCTCTTGAATTCTGGTTCTGCCGCAATGTAGGTTTAGCGCTTCCATTAATTGCTCTTCAATATCACGAAGTTAAAGTAAACATCTTATTCCAAACCTCTGAAAAATGCCAAGGTTCTACAACTGCTCTCGCGAGCCCATTAGGTGCTTCATCTCTATGGGTTGATTATATCTTCCTTGACACTGATGAACGTAGACGTTTTGCTCAATTATCGCATGAATATTTAATTGAACAATTACAATTCACTGGCACTGAATCCCTATCTGGTTCCCAAGCCAAACCTAAATTATCCTTCAATCATCCTTGCAAAGAATTATTCTGGTTTGTTACAGCAACGGGCGGCACTTCCCCCGCTGATAATCTTAACTGGAATAATTTCACCAATGATCAATCAGCAAATCTCACCACTTCTATGAAAGAGAGAAGCGCTACTACATCTGTAAATCCAATTGCTTCTGCTAAATTAGTATTAAATGGCAATGACCGTTTCTCCGAGCGCAATGGTTCCTATTTCAATACAATTCAACCATATCAACATCACGAAAATGTACCAACTAATGCTGGAATCAATGTTTATTCATTTGCTCTTAAACCAGAAGAACATCAACCAAGTGGCACACTAAATATGTCCCGCATTGACACCGCTGTATTAAATCTAAATCTAAACGCTGGTTATAATAACGGTCTCGATAGTGCTTTACACGTATATGCGGTCAACTATAACGTTCTTCGTATATTATCTGGTATGGGCGGCCTTGCTTATTCCAATTAAATATTACGATATTATTTTTCTTCATATTATTATAATAATACTTTGTGTATAATATTAACTTTTTTTTTCTCCACTTATAGTATAAAGAATATAGCGTAAATGGGTGGTGGTCTTCTTCAACTAGTAGCTTATGGTGCTCAGGATGTTTATTTAACCGGTAATCCTCAAATTACCTTTTTCAAAGTTGTATATCGTCGTCATACTAACTTCGCTATTGAAGCTATCCAACAAACTCCAACCGGAAGTAATTCGTTAGGTTCCCGTGCTAGTTTCCAAATAACTCGTAACGGTGATTTAATCCACCGTGTATATTTCAACGGTAAAATCAAAAATAATAATGCTACTGGTGATGATAAAAATGTTGCCCTTGTACCAAACTTTGGTCAAAGATTACTAAAAACTGTTGAATTAGAAATCGGTGGTCAACGCATAGATAAACATTATTCCGAATGGTTATATATCTGGAATGAATTATCTTTACCAATGGGCAAACGTTCTGGTTATAATACTATGGTTGGCGCAAATGATAAAAATTTATGTACTAAATTAGCAGGAGACGCTAGTTACGAATTATATGTTCCTCTTGAATTCTGGTTCTGCCGCAATGTCGGTTTAGCTCTTCCATTAATCGCCCTTCAATATCACGAAGTTAAAATCAACATAGAATATGAGTCAGCACCTAACTTAGTAGATGTTAGTGTTTCTAATTTATGTGAAGATGAAGATTCTAAAACAACAGAAGCGGAACTTACAGAAGGTGCTTCTTGCACCAATGGTAATAAACGTTCGGATGATTATGCTGTTGACTTCGGTAAAAAAGCTGATGATACTGGAACTCCTGCACGTATATTTGCTACTAATACTGATATTTCATTAAGTGATGCTAATTTATGGGTTGACTATGTTTTCCTTGATACCGATGAACGCAGACGTTTCGCGCAATTATCGCATGAATATTTAATTGAACAATTACAATTCACTGGCACTGATACTATGACTTCTTCTACTTCTGCTGATAGCATGAAACCAGTGAGACTTAACTTTAATCACCCATGCAAAGAACTTATATGGGCTGTTAAGAAGAATGATAATACTGACACAAAACAATTCCCATTCTGGAACAACTTTTCAACTGCCACCAGCGCAAACCCTGACAAAAAAACTGCTAATAATTATTCATTATCGTCAAATCCCACTATGCAAGCTAAAATTATGCTCAATGGCAATGATCGTTTCGCTACTCGCAAAGGTGATTATTTCTCCCTTGTTCAACCTTACCAACATCACGAAAATACTCCTGATGAAAATCATAATGGCATCAATGTATATTCGTTCGCCCTTAAACCAGAAGAACATCAACCCAGTGGCACTCTCAACATGTCTCGTATAGACACTGCTGTATTATCTCTATCATCAAGTGTAGCCGGTACTATCCATGTATATGCCGTCAACTACAACGTGCTCCGTATCTTATCTGGTATGGGCGGTCTCGCTTATTCCAATTAAAAAAACAAATTATTTTTACAAATACTTTATATTAAACCATTCGAGTATATTATCATCATATATATTTAAATCATCTTCAATCAAAATCATGATATCAAATATTTTTTTAGAAAGTACATATGATAATTCTTGTATATAATTATTTAAACCAATATTTCTTTCGTTATAGCAATAATCTATTTTATTATAAAGAATATCAATACATTTTTTATTTAATTTTTTAACATATTTATTTAATATAATTTTGTTATCTTGAACTTTATTGTCTTTGTATCTTAAAATATCTGGCTTCAAAATTTTAATTAAATAAGATTCAACCATATCACAATTATAGCTATTTCTTTTAAAATCAAGAAGATTCTTAAAATTACTATTATTTTTAACTAGACTATTACATTGCTTTGAGGATTCTGAAAGTTTTTTTAGTGAAGCAAAATCTTTATTCAGATGGAAGATGATACTACCGTTGAAATCTTGAAATAAAACGTTATTCATTGGTATTTTATACTATATATATTATTATCATTTTTTATATAAAATTTGAATATTATATTTGACTTTATTAAGTTATCAAAAATGAGATGTTTCAGTTGTAATAAGAAGATAAATACGTTGGATGGATTAACCAATAAATGCAGATGTGGAAATCATTATTGTAGTAAACATTTATTCTATACAGATCATGAATGCACCTTTGATTATGTCGTTGATTACAAGGAGAAAGCTACAAGTAATATTGTTGATTTAACAAATAAGGTAATTAAAATTTGAGTACATAATCAATAAAAAAGTATAAATTATAAAAAGTTTATAAAAATTATAGAAAAAATAAATTATGTACTCTTTTTATTAAAAAAATGATATAAGGATCTTTATGTTACGTATTATAAAATGAACGACCAAGAACGCGCTACACATTTCCAAAAAGCAGGAGATATTTTAATTGATAAATATAGCGATACTAATTATAGCGAAATGCCAGAAAAATATAAGTATTTATATAATATTTATATTCCATTGTCGTCGGGCAATAAAAGAAAAAAATAATTAATATATGAGTTAATCCTGTTTATATTTTTTTAATCATCAGAAATAATAATACTATCAAGATAAGGATTTAGAATTTCATTAACAATAAATTCAGGCTTAAACTCATCATAATTCATGAAGATTTTTAGGAGTTGTTCTGAAAATCCCGAAACCATTGCCGTTCCTTCTGTATCGCAGTTAACAGGGAATGTTCCCTGATTATCTGAATTAAGATTCCAGAATACAAACTTAGGTGCCGTATAACCGCTTTTTTTATATTTTCTAACAATATTCTTATAAATTGTCTCTAATTCTTCTGAACCATCTGATGCTTCATTAAATTGCATATCAGTAAAGACAAAGAGTTTCTTGGGCATTTCACTATCAGGAATATTATTCTTAATACCATAGCTGATAATTGCTTCACAGCATTTTACGAAATCAGTGCTAAATCCATATTTTACATCTATCATTGAGTTAAGTGATTCAAACAAACTAGGTTCTTTGCATTCCAATGTTACCAACTCTGGTTCTTCACTAAATGTAATAAATTTGTTTTTAAACAAACCATTACAGCACTGAGAAGTAAGAATGCCGAGAGAAACAGCTACTTGCGCGGGAATACTACCATTTTTTGCCCCAAACATAGAACCAGACAAATCAACAACAGCTAACGAATTATCAAAGTTGCCAGATTTTTTAACATTTTCTAGAATAGTTCTCCATTGTAATTCAATTGTTTCATTGGGACCATAATCATCATTGTGGCGCGTATCAATGTAATATTTAGACAATTCGTGTGGCAAAATACCTGTTACTTTGATTTCTGCTTTACCACTTCTAACATCTGACAAATATTGTCTATACCGTTCATCGTCGTGTTTCATAAAAGCATTGAGAAGCCTTTTTGATGCGACTCCCGGGACAGCTTGATATTTGATTTCACCCCATCTGTCACTACACATTAAGGATTCTACGATATTGATTTTCTTTCTAAGCGGAACAATAATCTCTTTGCGATACTTTTCCATCCTTCTATCATCATCTAATCCATAAATTTCAGCTGCTACACGCTTGGCCATATGCTTTCTTTTATCATTTCTATCATTTTCACTCGGGGCCCATTTAGCGCAAAGTGAAACACTATCATTTTCGTCAAGTAATAGCTTATCATTTAATAGCTTGCTCGAAAACAATTTTAGTTCATAGTTCCTATTCCTAGAAGTTTTACAATTATAGTATGTGATATATAGCAAGTCCTTCCAGCATCCATATTTATCTACATAATTTGTAAGGTTATCGCAATATGTTGCAAACTTATATGTTCGCAGCCACATCATAGCTTGATTTGATACCTTCTTTTCTTTTTTTCCATTTACTCTATCGCGTCCATTGAAAATGATAGCAACCGTTTTTTTAGGATCATCATTCCAGCATTTTTCTAAATATTCATAATTTACCTTTTTATCCAAATCGCGAGAGAACATCATGAAATAATCTACGATATTGCTTCCAGTAGTTTTGAGAGAAGTAGCACCATTAGTTGTTTTCGTGTAAGACATTATGGAATTAATGTATTATATAAAAATAATCTTATATCAATTTTTAAATTATTTGGCTTCTGCTGCTGCCGCCGCTGCTGCTGCTAGTTTACTTGCGGATGGAGGGAAGTGGTGAGAGATTAGTTTTTGAAGAATAAAATAGTTGATTTCTTCCGTAGCATCAACATTTAGGATTTTACGTAGCTTATCATCTGGGAGAATGAAACGTTTGTTTTCGGGTTTGTTAAGACTATGTTCCTTGATATACGCGTTGATAAAACGGGTAATATCAGTGCGAGATTTCTCTGTACCACGGGGCTCCCCAATGAAATCACAAAGTTCATCAGAAATCTTGTTTGGTTTAGCAAAACCAGATGGGGAGTTTTTAGCATTTTGACGTTTCTTTTGAACCTTATCAATGATTTTTTGTTGCTTTTCCCAATCCTTGCTAAGTACTTTAAGTTGGCCTTGTAGTTCTTTGCCCATTACCACAAAAGTATTTACTTTTTCAATAATACTTTGGAGGGCATTTTCTTGTGGAGTTACAGGTTGAACAACTTCGGATTTTACAACATCTTCAACTGGTACGGCTTTAACTACGTCTGTGGCTTTAACTACGTCTGTGGCTTTAACTACGTCTGTGGCTTTAATTACAGGCACTTTTGTAGCAACGGTTTTTTTACCGGTTTTAACAGGTGTTTCAACAGCAGTGGTGGCGGCTTTCTTGGCAACGGGCATTATATATCTTATTTAGTTTATGGATATCTATATAATCTTTTGTTTATATCATTTTATACTGCATTTTAAAGATATTAATAATAATTAGAATGAAAGTGCAAAGAATAGGTACCTATAAAACAGGATTTAAATATTTTAATAAAAATACCGAAATAATTGCTGAAAAACAATTGGAATTTATTAAATCTCTTAAAATACCACCCGCATACGATAAAGTTACAATAATTAACGGCAAGAAAATAATCGCATATGGATATGATTCAAAAAATAGAAAACAGGTTATATATCATCCTAAATTTATATTAAGTCAAAATAATATAAAATTTCAAAAAATCAAGCAATCAATAAAGTATTTTTCCAGATTAAAAAGAAAAATTAAAAAAGATATTAACCGCGACGATATTGATAAGATATGTGCGATAATTATTACTTTAATAATAGATTGTGGATTTAGAATAGGTAATAAAAAATACGAAATAGATAATAATTCATATGGATTAACGACATTAAAAAAAAAACATATATTCATAGAAAACAAATTTATTAAAATAGATTTTATAGGTAAAAAAAATGTTAGAAATGTTGCCATATGTAAAAATAAGGAGATTTATAATTTCTTTTTTGATAGATTAAAAAAGATCGGAGAAGATGAATATATTTTTAAACATAATGATAAAACTATAACATCTAATGATGTTAATAAATATTTATATAATTTTTATAAAAAATTTAATTTAAAAATTACTACGAAAGATTTAAGAACACTTAATGCTAACACGCTATTTATGAAATTTTTTAATACAAATATTAATTCTAAAAATCCTATAAAAAAATCTATTGAAGAGACCGCATTGAAACTCCACAATACATATGCCGTCTGTAAAAAAAATTACATCGACCCAAATATAATAATATTTGCAGAAAATCAATTGACTAAAAATAAAAATTGATTTTTTTATATACTATAATATAAGATTAACACCCTTCTATAATATTAAAATGGATATCGAAAGTATTATCACTAATTTAAAAGATATGTTAACTGAACGCGGAGATGATATCTCATTGTTCGAAGAACATAGATTATCTATTGATAAAGAGGAATATGAAAATGATAGAAATGTAATAGAATTGCAAACATCTAATACAACTGTAATATTCGCATTAACTAAAAAATTAAGAAAGTTTATAATCGATGAACTTAAAATGTGCGATACTGATAATGAAAACTTTATAGCAAAATACGGTAATATGAAAAATGTCATACTTATATTCAATAATGATACTATATCTCAGCCTATCATTTCTCAATTAAATAAATACGATAAAATGTTTCAAAAAAATAAAGGACATTTGCAGTACTTTCATGCACAACAAATAATGCTCAATCCAACAAAACACGAATATGTACCAAAACATATTAAGCTGACTGAAACAGAAGCTGCTGAATTTATGAAAGAATATATGATTAAAAGCAAATTATATATGCCAATTATTTTACATAATGACCCAATTGCTAAATGGCTTGGTATCAAACAAGGTGACATTGTTAAAATTATCAGATATAATGAAAATAGCGGTGTTTCGTTTTATTATAGATCTTGTTTTTAAATAAATATATATATTATTATAGAAGCGATTATACATAATATAAGCATGGCTGTTCATAATGAAAAATATAAAGAGATTCTTGGATTATTAGGAGATATGTATGTTAAATATATTGATATTGATAATTCCGTAACTTCAACAGCTCCATTCATACAAAAAATTTTAAAAGATATATCCGAAGAAGAAATTGTTGATTTTCCATTACTAGAAGGGAATAAAGTGTCATTATATGGTCAAGAATTGAATGAAGCAAATACGGGACCAAAAAGTAGTGCCACATATAATATAAATAATGATTCATTTACTGACTTAATAAATCAAGCAATTTATACAAAAATTAATATTATGGAAGTAGATAAAGATAACGATAATATTGATAATCTAGCAAAAACGAAGGGGTATTTGAAGTTTGCGAAAGGAAGCATAACAACAACACCCAAAGGAACTGTTAGAATTTATCATAATGAAGATAATATTTTTAATTTGATTTGTAGTATGAATCTTGTCAATGTTTTTATAGATATTTTAGAAGCATATAAAAATTTTCTAGAAAACAATAATAATATAGAACATTTCAAAAAAAATGTAAATAATATAATAATTGTTAATAAATATGCAAGGGACGCGGTAGTTACATCTGAAAATTACGGCTATTGGGTTAATGGAACTAATGAGGCCAATAAAATGAATGAATCAACCCTATTTTTATCAATTAAGTCTTATGATTCGGGTACAGATGGATCCGCAACCGCTACTAATAAATTATTTACGGAATTACGTGTAAAATATAATGGTTATGCAAAAAAGGTGGAAGCGGCAAGTGCACTACAGACTGATGAAATAACAACTGCTCCGACATCCTCAACACCCGGTGGATTGTTTGTGAATAGTAACATTAGAAATGCAGCAAACACTGCCAGTAATACATTATCTGGTATAGTTATTAAAAAATTACCAGATGGAAGGTGTGTAATTAAACAACATGTGAATGATATTTATTTGGATGATAATAATAATTCATTCATTGAAGCCAACACAGCAGAATTATATAAAGCTCTTATTGAACGCGATAAAAGATTATTGCGAAATTTTTTGAACACAATAATTAAATTGAACTTAGTAAATAGAAAAACACAAATATTGGGATTATTAAAATTTTTTAAGATTATTAAAGAATACTTCCATATTGCTATAACATCTGGAAATATGTTATATAATAGTATTCATAATAAAATTGAAGTGGGGAGTGCTACTCCCAACGCCTGCGCAGCAGGCGGCGCTCCCACTACTTGTGGTTATACAGCATACAATGCAACCCCAGCAAAATCAACAGGGTATGGTATTAAATATTTAGCAGAAACAGATATATTAGAGCAAGCTACATATATATACGGCGATGATACAAAGCGTCCGTCAGTCATTGGTAATATTAAATTAGCTGTCGCGAGTGGGATAGCTGGGGATGGTAATGATAATTCAGTGTTTGGATTAGCATATACGGAAAATAATAGATATGTTGATAAAATAATAGAAAAAATTACAGACATACATATGAACGGTGCAGAGGCGGCCAATATAGCAATTTCTCACAAGTTTGCTATATCAGATAAAGGATTTATTGCTGAGGTTTTAACCGATAGAACTATGCGAATAAAAACTAGGATAAAACTATTCGCAGATAAAAAGGCTGAGAATGCCGACCTAGCCGACGACGGTAACTCGGGGAAGAAGGGTGACACAGAAAAAATTTATTCAGGGAATTTCTATGTTAAAGCCAGTACTCATGACGCGGGTATAACATATGGTGACAGCGATGGCAGAATTAGTGGTGACACCTCGTTTAAAATAAGTAGCATTAGAGGAAGTGACCTACCTATTGCAGTAAAAAATCAATTAAGTGATCGAAACATGGATATTGCAAAAACTCATATAATAAATATAAATAATACTTCATATCCGATAATGAGTATTCAATCTGGCAGCAACACCGACTTGCTTGAATTTACAATAAGTGCCAGACTTATATATCCTTCGGAAAATGAAGAGGCATTTAAAGATGTTCCTGTTTTGACATTGCCACATGGGTCGGTAACATTATTTAGTAGTGGTAAAGTAGCACTCGGAAGTACCACCACGTCGGATAACTATTTTGGGCGTTTTGATAAAGGTAGCTACGTATATTTTCACGCCGATGGTAATACTGCAAGTGGTTTTGATAATCAGGTTTTTATTACTGTTAAGAAACCACTCGATTATAAAAATGGATATATTAATAACGTTGATGCTATTAATAACATAAACGAACAAATAAATTCTAATCAATCTAAAATTAAAAATATAAAAACATTATATTATTTAAATAAGTCAAAAAATAACCTATTATATTATCAACTTGTATCTTATATTATATTGCTAATAGGAATAATAATTACATTAGGGTTAACTTATGCAATGAAAATGGAGAAGCCCATAATTAAACTTGTATCTAGTGTATGTTTTGGAATAGTTGTATTACAGGTAGTAACCTATTATATATTAGGTGTATTATATATTGAAGCCTTTACACAAGGTAATGTTATTGAAAATTTCTCTAACCAAGAAATGCAGATACCGGCCATTGTGGGAACTACAACAACTGAATTTACTGCTGATGGAAATCATGACTACCCTGGTTACAAAATAAATTTAGTAAATACTCAATTATTGCTATTAAATAGTAAACTTATAAAAGCGATAGAATTGGCAAACGTTAGTGTTGGTCAAGGCGATGCGACATCTGCCTATACGACACTATTGAGAAATACACTTAGCGAAAGAAATACGCGCGCCGATATTAATAAAAAATTAAGTAGTGAAGCTGACGGTTCATTAATGCATATAGATTTACTAAAATATAGTGCCTCGGTTTACGGCGTTTATATTAAAACTGTATTAATGGTTGGTTTAGCAATAACGGCATTATTTACAATTAATTTATATACTGATAATAAATATATGGAAAATATAGCATTCATTTGTATATTTATATTAGTCGTTATATTCTCTTACTACTTAATATATTCTAATGCGATTGTAAGAACAAAATCCAATAATATTTATTGGGGGAAAGAAAATAAATCCCAATATAATTGAATATAGAGTACACTTGATTTTTTTTATTATTTAAAACATATATTAATTATATATATTATATAAATACGCAATGAAGAAAGAAGATAAAAATAATTCAAATAGCAGTGAATCAACAGAAATATCATGTGAAGATAATTCAGAAAATGATCCGACTTACAATATTCATAGTAATAGTGAAGATTCTGACGATGACGATGATGGCGATGACTATATTTACAATAATTATGAAGATGAAATTAATGAGATAATAAATCCCCCTAATGGACCAGCCGGAGGATTCTTTAATAAACATTATGAAGAAGAGCATGATAGAAAACAAAAGTTTTTTTTAATATTAAATCCGCAAAAAAAATCTGTGCAAAATAAAATACAAAAGAAGAAATACGATTTTTATAATAAATATACAACAATTGAGAAAAAATATTTTGATAATTTATCTGATGAGGAAAAAGATAAAATAAAATTAAGGGAAGATGCAATAAATGACAATAAATTATCAAGTATGCCTATGAGGTTTAAAATACTTAATTCAAATATAAATGAAAAGACAAAAAAGAGCATCATAGCAAAAATAGATAGTTTTAATAATATGTCACCTTGTTCAAGTGAATATAATAAATTAAACAATTGGCTATCATCTTTGAATAATATACCATTCAATAATTATTATGAAATACCGATAAAGATAAGTGATGGAAATGAAAAAATCTGCGATTTTCTAAATGGTATACGGCAGAAAATGGAAGATACTGTATTTGGACACAAAGATGCAAAAGAACAAATAATAAGAGTATTAGCACAACAAGTTTCTTTTCCAAAGGCAAATGGCTATATTATAGGTATACAAGGTAGTGCTGGTGTTGGTAAAACCAAATTAATAAAAGAAGGTATTTGCAACGCATTAAATTATCCAAATGCATTTATTTCACTCGCAGGAACAGATGATTCGTCTTTTTTGAGAGGACATTCATATACATACGAGGGAGCAACATATGGTAAAATGTGCGAGTCTTTAATGAAAACAGGGATAATGAATCCATTGTTTTTATTTGATGAATTGGATAAGGTTTCAAATACATATAGAGGTCAAGAAATTATAAATACTTTAATACATATTACAGACCCAGTACAAAACGATAAGTATAACGATAGATATTTTGAAGAAATTGATTTTAATATATCAAGATCGATGATAATATTTACCTACAATGACGAAGAATTAATAAATCCGATTTTAAAAGATAGAATGATAGTTATAAATGTACCTGGATATTCTAATGATGAAAAATTAGTATTAGCAAAAGATTATATTGTTCCGGAAATTTTAAAACAATATAACCTAAATATTGGTGATATTATTTTTAATAATGAAATATTAAAACATATTATTAATAATGTACCCAAAGAAGATGGTGTGAGAAATTTAAAAAGAGCTATAAATAATATTATTTCTTGGGTAAATATGATGAGATATGTTCCAACGGATTCTGTAAAAATAATCTTACCATATACCGTTTCAATAATTTTTTATGATAAATATTGTAAATATAATAACGTTAATGACTATGACAAGAATTTACATAATTTATATTTGTAAATATTATAATAGGATGTCAAAATTTTTATTTTATGGATGCTGGAATAATATAAATTGTGAAAAGGAATATGTTTACAGAGATTTGGTTTTAAGTTATATAAAAAAAAAAGAGAAAGCTTTATCTACATTTTATATAGCAGGTGATAATTGGTATTCAACAAAAATATTAACAACAAATATATTAAGTGAAGACGGAGCAACAAAAAAAGATATTACAACACAATATTATTTATTAAGTATACTAAAAACTGGATATTATAAAATATATAGTTTAAATAAAACTATTCATGTAGCCGCTGGAAATCACGATGAAGAAATAGATGATGAAGATTTAAAATTAAAACCTACAAAAGAAAGATGTATGATTAAAACACAGAAAAAATATATCGATACATTAAATGAGATAGGCACGAAAGAGGGCAGAGACATGGAAGAGGACGTGGAAGAGGACGTGGAAGACATGCAAGATTCTGAAATGACTAGTAGTCAAATTATTGGAAGTGATTTTAACGGATTTCAACCTACCTTAGAAGAATTAGCAAAAATTCAAAAGATTGATATTCATAAAAACACAATCAATCTATATGTAGATAATATTGGTATTGTCTATAATGAAAAATATATTGTTATAATTATTAATACAAATAAATTAAATGATGATAATTATATGGAAGATATTAAAAGCAAATTTAGAGAAATCAGTGAAGAAGAATGTAAGCAAATATTTGTAATGGGACATGTACCACTATTTGCAATTAAAGTAAATAAAATAAAAGAAAAAAAAGAAAAAAAAGCTGATCCATTATTTGGGAAAAGAGATAAATTATTCGAATTATTAGCAGAATATAAATATATCTATATGTGCGCAGACTCTCATTATTTTAGTATAATGGAAATAAGCAAAGGTGGTAAAACTGTAATACAAATAACATCTGGTACAGGTGGTGCTGACCCAGATATTAATACAGAATATTATAAAGAACCTGAAAATAAAAAGTACGAGCAAGAGCAAGAGCACAAGCAAGAGCACAAGCAAGAGCACAAGCAAGAGCACAAGCAAGAGCACAAGCAAGAGCAAGAGCAATATGATATTAAATACTATTTACTGAATTCATACGGTTACAGTATTATTCGCATTTATAAACACAAAATAATAATTATATATAAAAAAATTATTGATGCGAATGAAGTCAGTAATAAAGATGGTAACGCATATTTTTATTCAATCCAGCGCAATGATGGTACTATTAAGTTTGAAAAAATAAGCTCTATCATAAAGGTTTTCTCAGATGAAAAATTTGAAGTCTATAGAAATGATAAAGTTTTAACATGTGGGTTGATAAAGAATCAACTGGCTAATATAAAAGATAATGTAGTAACATCAGATGACAAAGTCACATTTTGTTACAAAAAAATAAAAGATTAATAATATACTATAATAATAAGACAAATAATATAGCATGATTCTATTAAGTATTATATCCATAATAATATTTATAGCTATTTACTATTATTTATTTTTAACAAATACAGAAACTTATAGCAATAATAGTGAAATATATTTTATGTCTAAACAAGAATTAAATAATTTTTTAGAACATGATAAAGATAACTATGTAAATAATTTGAGTGATATTGATTTGAATGCGAGAAAAGTTAAAACAAAAAAAGAATATATTGATAATATACGTAAAACATCATGTGATTTAAATGATAAGGAAAAAGTATTGTTGAAAAAATGCTGTATAAATGCCGATAATTATTTGTTAACGTGTAAATTACATGATAATTATATAAATTATAAAGAACTGGCCAATATAAAGTGGGTAATATGTTGTACTTATAAAAATGAATCATTTCAATACGAAGAGGGATTACCACATACTAGGGAAAATGTAATATTTTTATCAAAAAGTGTTTTAAATTACTCGGAAGAAAATCTAACAAATACTTTAATACATGAAAAAATTCATATTTATCAAAGATATAATAAAGATGTTTTTGATAAATTAATACATAGTGAAGGTTTCAAAAAAATAGCATATAATAACAAATTTATAAGATCGAATCCTGATACTAATAATGATATATATATTGATAATAAAACTAATAATGTTATGGTATGCTTATATAGAAACAATAAACCCAATGGTATTAATGATGTTATTATGAAAAACTTTTCATTAGAGCATCCCTATGAAAAGTATGCGTATGAAATAGCAAATAATTATTATACAGATGTTAAGTATAAAAACATATAAATTTTATATATATATATATTAATTAAAAAGAATATACAATGGAAGAATTACTTAAACAAGCACCTGATAATATAAGTAAAGAAGAAATTGAAATAATTTATTTAAGAAATGATAAAAATGTATTAGATACTCTTACAGAATTATGGAAAATTCCAGTTAAAAATACTGTGAAAAAATCCACTGAAACAGAAAATAAATGGAAAGAAATAAGAGAAATATATGACGATATAGACGCAGAAATGTATAAAATGTTAAGGTCAAAAAAATAATGTCAAATTATATTAAATGGATAGATATAGTAAGGGTGATTTGGGTATATCCAACATAGATGGAATACCTGTTATGTCTTTTTTTGAACTTAATAAGATTATTAATGGTCAATATCCCGGTTATCGCGATAAAGCTAGTGGTATTAGTTTATTAAAAGGAGCATTAGGTGGTTCTATGGGGTTTGATACATTAGCTAAGGGTGCGTGGAATAATGCTTCTGCGTATTTAAATGGTAATAAGGGTTCTGATTTTGAAGTTATTGCTTCACCTCCACTATATGATAATAGTGTAAAACTTCCTATATAAAAGCTATATAAAAGATATATGAATATATTATTATATAATACCAATAAGATATAATGAGGCTAAGTAATGTCCTACTATTAATATGTGTTGGTTATGTAAATGCATTTGTTCCATATGTAAGTTTACTTAAAAAAATTCATCATACGAATCACAATGTATGTTCTGTACGAAAAATAATTCATAATTCAGTATCTTTACTTAGAGCATCTTTGCATAATAAAAAAACAAAATGGGAACCACCACAAGGATATATACCAGACAGTCAAAAAAACCAAGATAAATGGATTCCATCACAAGGATATATACCATATAACGAAAAAATCGCTGAAAAAATTGATAATGATATTGACGAATTATTTAATGAAGATGCTCTGTTTTCGGATATAACAAGGGAAACATTATATATCAATAATAAATTTGATAAATTATTAGATGATATTAATCATATGAAAAATACTGTTGAAAATATCAAAAAACATAACAGCATCATTAATATAAAATCACATTATTATAATGTTGATTAAATTTTTTTTATATAATAAATTAAAAAATAATATTATAATAGATTTGGTATCCAGATATGCCACATAATATAGAATTATTAATACTACTTATGGTTATTATAATTTTAACTACTATAAGTTTGATAACTCTGGTTGAATTAAAATATCATTTAGATTTGAATGATACTATTCAGAAAATGAATAAATATTGTTTATATAACACAAATATAATTGACATACATAGTGTTGAGATTAAAAGAACATTTATGTGGAATATTTCAAATTACCTTTTTGATTTTGAACAAATAAAACAAAATTTTAAACACATTGGAGGTCTTGATAAGTATAAGGACAAATATACTGATATTGATAATCTTAATAGGGACCTCAGTATTGTAGATGGAAAATTCAATATTATGAAAGTATATAATACGTATTTACATTACGGATTACCATTATTTATATTTATTTGGATATACTTTATAATACATATTACATATATCAAATATTTTACTGGAAGTAATTTAAATAAATATATATATATATTTAATTCATCATTATTTATTTTCATTTATGTTGCCATTTATACTATATTTTTCTCTATTATTTTAAAGAAAATAACAGAAATATACGCAGACACTTATGCATACGAATACATTATGTTAATGAAAGAATTGGATATCATAATAAAAGAAGATAAATCAGAAAATAATTACGAAATTATTAATATTTTAAAATCTGATAATACCAGTATAACTGGAATTGAAGATGTTGTTTTAACAGAAGAAATTGTTGATAAATTAATAGATGCAAAAAAAAATTATCAAGAAACCGGTAGGGTAATTGTAAACAGTAATAATTATAAATTAACATTAGAAAATATTGAAAAAATCTATGCATATAATAGTAAAAAAACTATTGATAAGGTTTTTGATGAAATAAATGATGTTACTAGATTTATGTATGTATATATTGTATTATTATTAGTACCAATTATAATACTGTCGCAGGTATTAAAAGAAGATTATATATATTATATATTAGGTTTTACTACAATATTCGTATTCTCCGTTACAGTACATAATATAAATAATATATTACAATAAAGTTCAATGAATATTTATTATATCTTTTTTTCTTTATAAGGGTTAAAGTAAATTATAAACTTTTATTATAATGCGCATATTGATATTTATAATGTTTGTTATTATGATTATAATATTTTTAAATGAATTGAAAAATATTACATTATCGTTTCTTAAAATT